TCTCCTCCACAAGACTCTCTGAACTTCCCAGTCCAGAAAGACTTGTCACTGTTAACCTTGAAACCGAAAGTCTCGAGGCTAGTGATCACTTCGTCTACACAATCTACGGGGACAATGATATCGTCACCGTAGATGCGCACTGAACCCTGGAAGCTTTTTATAAGCCTCCGGGTGAGCGGCGTCCTGAGCTTCTGTTCAATCCCTACGAATATGGCGACTAAGAAACACATCGCCTCGAAAGGAAAGCACAGAGCTGAACCCATAGACGCGAACTTCACCAGGGGAAGAATAACTTCTCCCTTCCGATGAGGAACACGAGCGTGCGTTGACCGCGTCGCTTGAACAGCCTCAGAAAAAAGAGGATGGCCATGCAACAACGTCAACACAAGTTCGTTCAAGACACGATCAGAAGCTTCGCTCATGTCGAGCGTTGCGAGATCTCCCTGAATGGAACCTCGTCGAGCCAAATCCCTGTTTGGGTTTTGGTCGCGAAATCCCATAAAGTGGCACGCCAGATTTTCTTCGTGGTTGGAACCAGGAAGGAACTGACGTTCCAGGACCTCGACCAATGGATCGAGCAAGGCCTGCTGCATGTATTGCATACAGGTTGGCTCGATCGCAATGATACGAGGAGTCTTGAGCGTTTTAGAGACGGGAATGACCTTTACGGGTCTTTCCGCCTCAGGTTCAAGGAACTGTACACGATCCAACTGGTAGTAGTACCGCCAGTTCGCGATTGAATGCTCCCCGTAGGGGAAAACAGCTTCCAATCGCTCGGGCCACTCAAACTGGTCGAACTTCTCGTTTCCAAGAAGTCCGTCAGCAGTGGCGCCGGGGCCGTGGTTTCCCGTGATCTGTCCATCGAACAAAAGATGATCGATGTGCAGAAAAACCCCACGGAAAACCAGAGAAGAAATCCTCCTGAATGCTTCAAGAGCATCCTGAGGGATTTTACCAACCTTCTCTGCCAGTTCCTGTTCACAGTCCATGTATCCTCTCATAGCGCGAGCTGTCCTTGCATCACTACAAGGTAGCTCGATCTTGGCGTACAGGTAGCAAAGCTGCCTGATCGCAAAGATGGAATCTATGAGAAGATCTGTTTCTTCATGGACCAGGACACCAGTACTTCGGTCGAAGACATTCTCCATGAAACCCCCGAGAAATCGAGGGAGACAGCCCTTCCTAGAAAAACCAGGGAAGGCGCAGGGATCAACGTAGCCTTGCTCAAGACATCTTTCGAAGTCTTTTGCAAAGGAAGGGAGAGTTATCGTGATGAATGATAAACCCTCCTCTTCGACACGACGCTCGAGTTTGTTAAAATCGAGCGTGGCGCTAGTGTGGCATATGGCAGCAAGTTCTTCTGCTGCCACCCTCCAGAGTTCTGTCAAGCTTTTCATCGGGCCCCTTAACAAGGTCTCGATCTCTAGCCACAGAACCCTCAGTTACAGCACCTACGTCGCAATGACGCAGGTAGTCGCCGAAAATAGCACCACTAATGTAATCAACAGTAGTGGTACTGCGAGACTGAGAATGAATGCAACCGACACGAAAAATGTCTTAGCACTCATGATCAGACCTCGCCACCAAGAACCTTGGTGATCGCAGCGCCGGATGATGCTGTCAGGATGGCAAGAAAACCATCGACAACAGCCTTGGCCTCCGCCACAGTGAAGCCGACCTTCGGGGTGTCAAACACCACGTAAGTCGACATGCTGTAGTAGTTGTTGGCACCGCTCAAGAGCGGGTCCGCAGCTACCTTGGTGAAGTCCAAACGAACCACCCGGCGGTTCCTGCTCCCGTAAGAATCGGAAGCACTGAGCTTGATGTTTCCATCAGAGCTCTGGAACGCACCCTTGTTCTCTGCCAGAGAAGTACGTGGCAGAGGAGTCGTGGTGCCGGAAATGGTGACTGACTGAGGATCGGCGAGTGCCATGTGGCAACTCCTTCGGTGTAGACGCGTTGATTAGACGCGACATGGGTTGATGCGCTATGACGATGTGTCATAGCACGATTCTAGCATCTCCTCTAGACATTCCGAGGGCAGCCAGAATGGCCAGTTGCTGGGCATTAAGCCCAGAAACTGAAACGCCAAAACCGTATGGGTTTGCAGCGACTCGTCTCTTACGAGATACAGTCTCCGACCACATTCCGTACTCACCTGCAGTACTTATCGTACTGCTTTCTTGTGAGTGCATTATGTAGCCGTATTGCAAAACCAGACCATTGTGACCGATTGCCGAATAATTGTGGACTACATCGCCCACATCGGTTTTCCAGTCAATGGCCCAAGACCACGGCGCGATGTTCCAGACAGTGTCTGGAGTAAGATGTATGCCAAGAAGCTTGTCGGCATACGTCCTATATCGCGCGAACCGACTGCCCGCATCTTTACCAACGGGAACGTAGTACCGGAAACAACCGGAAAACCACGTTTTGTCTCGAAGTGAGACAACAGTCTGCGTGGGTACTGACGGCATGGGATCATTCCAGGGCGTTTGCACTGGTTTGACCACATCTTCAGTGTTCTGCTGAAGAGTGTCGCTCAGTACCATACGTCGTCTGATCTTTGACCCGGAATCGTGCTTGTACTGTTGTACAATATCTGCACTATTCCGTACCGCAAATGCAAATTTGCGGAGATCAGAAACGAAGGGCACCCATCCAAACTTGTAGTTGAGATACTCACTACCAGCTTGTTTGGCGCGAAGGGTTTGATCCCTCCACGTGTGTGCACCTACCATAGCAGGTAGGCCGTCCTGAAGCGTTTCACCTAGAAAGGTTGAC